CCTCCGCTTGAACTGTATAGTTTATATGTTGATTCATTCCAAGTCCCTCCTAATTGAGTGTATGTCTTTCTTTTTGAGCTTACACTTCTTACTGACTTCTTGTTAAATGTGTAATAGTCCCAAGTTCCGTGTTTATTTAACCAAGTTAAACGAATCCCCTCGTATCCTCTTGCATCATCACAAATAATATTAATTGTGTATAACTGACCAAGTGAAACTCCCCCTGTCGTTTCAGGTTGTACTGTATAATAACTACAAGCTGCTTTATTTGTATTCCAAGCACCATATCCCGCTCCATCAAAATTTGCAGGGAAACAACCTATATACATTAAATTTCCTTCTGATAAATTTGTTGATGGAGTTCCAATATAACCACCATTTGAAATACTAGGAGAGAAAGTGAAACTAGTAAGAGTTGAATCAGTTGCATCATACATAGTTACTTCTACTACACCCATTTGCAGTACACTAAATCCATAAGTAGTTTGATTTGTCATCCCTGTAAAATAAGGCAAAGTCCCATAATCAGTCAGTCTTGCATATTGAACTTTTGGGGCGTCAGATAAAGCTCCTGCTGTAGCTGTTGTGGTTGCATTACATATATATCCTGCTGTGTCAAGATCATATCCAAACCTATAAGAAAGTGACTGTAATGACTTCAGAGGATCAGTATCATAAACCACTCCATTGTATAAATAATGTTTGTATGAAGATAGTGAATCTGATGTATCTTCTGCAACCAAGTCAGGGTAACTAGGATTTGCACCTACATATTCTATCGTGAAATCTATCTGAAACCACTTAGTAGAACTATGTCCTAAACAAAAGCTATCAGTAACGTGAATAGGATGGTAGTTAATGTCACTATAATTAGTACCCTTAAATGTACTTATAGTTAAACTATCAGACATTCCCGTGTAGTCAGGATTGACATAATTTTTTAATATAGTGCCGAAATCAAATATTCCTCTTTCCGCTGCATTTGGTGTTGTTTTAAAAACCCCTATTTCTGTAAGTGCAGAACTATCACTACCAACATTAACCCTAGCAATGAATTTAACTTTTGATTCATTTGCTACTATTCCTGTATCTTCTAGTATTGAAAAGATTATATCTTGCTCTGCTGCAACCGTTCTATAAAGAGGTTCTTGTGAGAAATCTAATGATGCCATATTTTTTTATTTTACTGTTGTTAATCCGTTTAATATATCTTGTTTTACTGCCTTTAATAATTCACCTCCAAACTTCTCCATTCCTAATCCCAAAGGTCTTTGAAAGAAACTTAAACTTTTAATTCCATCTCTTTTTATTTTCCTACTTACTAAATAAGCAAAAGGAGAAATATATTGCCCTGACTTTTTAGATCTTGCTTTACCAAGTCCTTTAGGTGCTATTCCTCTTTTCTTAATCCATTTAGAGATAATATCAATTGGCGGACCTTTTGATCTATATTTAAAAGGGCTTTCTATTTTTCTTTTATCCCACGTTGTATATGATTGAATCTTTTTATTTCCTGAAACTCCTTTATCTACAAATTGCCCATAATCTAACATAGAAAATTGAAGTGTTAAATTATCACCATCAGTCACTAACTTAAAGTTTATAGAATTATAAAGCTTCTTATCTACATTTTTTTTTGCTTTAGTTAAATTACTTCGTGCCTGTTGCACTACATATTTACCAAAACTCCTTAAGTAGTTTTCTACATTTTTCATTATATACCAGCAACAAATATCTCTACATCACAATCTTCACTAGCTGTTGGTCTTACTTCTAATTTTGCTAAGTCAGCTAAAGCACCATAACTCGGTACTGCGTCTGCTTCAGCTACCATTACATCTTCAGCTCTGGTTATAATATGCGACTGTAGTGTAGGAATTAATATTGTATAATTTGAAGCTGATCCTGCAACACCCAATTCAATATCTTCTGTTGTTGATAAATTTGTCACTCTAATATATCGTACATTCTCTTTGTCAATAGCTCCTGCACTATCATATACATTTGCATCAAATGTTGCTATTGTAGTTGTTGCTGAGTTAGGACAAGTTATTACTCTTTCAAAAGTATCTGTTATCTCTGAAATAGTTGTTGTGTTTGTTGATCCTCTTTTTGCATTATTTACTATAATGCTTTCTGAAATTGTTACCGTTAAATCTGCCATTTTTATTTTTTATTTTATTATTATTTAATCTACAGGAATTGTGCAAGTTTGAAAATCATTCTCAGCTTCTACTGATACCGAAAATACCCAACCTGTAACATCATTATCAAATCTCTCTGTGAATGGTTCTAATGTCTGACCTACTGAAGTAAAATAGATAGGAGCATCAATATCATCCATATCTTGTGATTGATATTTACTATGTCTTAGGATTCCTATTATGTCAATTGAGTTACTTAGACAATCAGACAATACTTCTGATTCATTCGTTTTATTTAATGCTGTTGAAGTAGTCCAATCATTTTTTATACTTACTAAGTCCATAATGAATATCTGAAAGTTAAAAACTAAAGAACTTTCATTTGCCTGAACACTTGTTGGATTAACGTGCATTAAAGGATATTTCGTGTTCTTCTCCAAATCAACATCCCACAAGTCCCCTACTGTTACTGTTGTTATCTGTTGATGTTTATCACCTATTGAAGTGATTGTATCTACTACATTGTGATATGTTTTATTGTTTATCATTTCTATTTACCATTTTAGTATCGTTTAAATCTGTTTCATAACTTAGCCAAGTTAAACACTCATATAAGTTCAGTTTTGTTATTGCTTCTAAGTTTACTATCTCACCATTTGTTAATCTATACATTACACCAAACCAAGACCACTTGTTTGCGAAGTCCTCATCTGCAATGTTTTCACTATCGCTTCCGTCTGATCCATTAAATATGAGGGCATAATCAGAAATAGTTTCTTGACGAAACGCCAAAAAAAAACCAAAGCTCCTTCTACATCTTCTGCTTTCATCTGTTTCATTTCTTCCGCCCTAAGCCGTATCTCACCATCATAAGATTGTATTGTGTACCTATCTCCTTTTTTTCCTGTGATTGGTCTATATAGAATAGCCATTATTTCCGGCAAGTTATCTTCAATCCCTTCTTTTATTATCGTTTCCAAATCTGCAAATTCGCCTAATGTTATGTCAGATAAGTCAGGATGAAATCCATACTCAACACCGTCAATCTCAATAAGGCTTTTAAGAGTTGTGTCTGCTTGTTCTTGTAACTCTGATATTTTACCCATAATACCAACAACATCACTTAAAGAAAGTTGCGATACTAATTGTCTTGGTATATCTGACATTGATGTAATAGTTTTAAATGCTTCTTCACTTTTTGTTCCCTCGTGTGAAGCTACAATCTCTGCCCACTTTTCAAGGCTCACATCTGACCAACTGTCAATTAAATTAAATGTTTCTTTCTTCCCTTCCTTTTTGATATTGACTTTCATAGTATATAATAGAAATTATTGTTATTTAGTTTATTGTACATAGTATTGTCCTGCATTTGGATTATCTAAATGATAGATAACATTGTATCTTATCCCGTCTATTGCGTGATTGTATGAATCTACATATAACTTAGATGCCTTATCGCTAAAAATATAATTGTTTAGTTCTTTGGCTATATTAGTTGATTCGGGAGTTAATATAAGTTCATAGTCTTGCATACGAGTTATACCACTTTCAATAGTTCCTTTCTTTACAGGTTTAATGTTTACTCCTAAATGTCTTAAATCTGCTATTAGTCTTGGCTCAGAGCTATCAGCGATTATAAGTTTATCACCTACTTTATCTAAGATGATTTTAGCCAACTCATTTGACTTCAATCCATTTTTATAAAGATGTTCTTTTAAATATATCTTACGTTTCTTTTTATCAATAGCCACTTCAGTCAGACTATCAGGATCTACTGAGAACCCAAAGTCCATTCCACAAGAAGTCTGAAGCCCATCAGGATTAAAAGCACCTATACTCCAATTCTCAAATACTACTCCTTCTGCTTTATCTAACCACCCTCCTAAGATTTTGTGCTGATACTTTTTAAAGTTTCTTTCTTTTATAGTCTTAATACGGTCTAGGAAGCTCGTAGAGAGGTTTTCTTTATTATCTAGGTATGTACTATGGATATAGCACACATTGTCTTTAAAGCCATTAAAACCTGCTTCAACTCCTTTGTCCTCAAAAAACCTTTTATATATCCAATGTTCTTTAGTAACAGGATTCAAGATAAGTATAATTCTATTCTGTATGTCCTTTTCTCTAATGCTTAAATCTATTGTGTCAAATATATCTTCATCAACAAGTTCTTCTGCTTCATCTAAAACCCAATTTGATACATTAGTTAAAGACTTTAAGTTTCCTGTCTGATTACCTGCTGATGTCTTGATCCCTCTAAATAGTATGTCTGATTTATTCTTTAAGTTTACAACCTCTGCTTTATTTACACTAAACACATCATCATATCCTAATAGCCCTATCTTTTCTAAGAACTCAGGAATGATTGACAAGTGAGCTGATGTCATTGTGTATCTTGTAAACAACACTCTAATATCTCTTGACATTGTAAGTAAAGTAAGAAAGACTGTGACAGCAAAAGATTTTCCTGAACCTCTACCACCTGTTATAATGTAGTATCTAGCGTCAGATGAAAAGAGTGGATTATATTTCTTATTCAGTATCAGTTTCTACAAATGTTATTAAAGGCATATTAAGACTTTCTTCATTAGAAGTCACATCAACTCTTTGTTGAGGTTTGCCATAGAAGTATTCAAAAAACAGTTTAACTGCCCATTGTTCTTTCTTTTCTAATCCTTTTTCTAATGACTGTAAAGCCATATCATTCATAGGAGTTAGGTTCTCTATTAACTTTTGTTCTGCTGCTTTACTTTTGCGTCCTGCACCTTTTCTAGCACCACCGTTATTTGCTCGTTTATCCATAATTGAAAAAGATTGATTATTCAATTCTATATTATATAATAGAAATTATTTGTATTTATTTAAAAC